AAGATGCAGAAAACTTTTGGGTATTCTCTGTAGATATTGCCGAAGGTAACGGTGGTGACTCATCGGTAATTAATATCTTTAAGGTAGACGCCATGAATAAAGATGAAATTCAAAACGTACTAAATGCAGGTGCGATGTATGATTTTTTTAAATTTACACAAGTAGCTAGATTTAGATCAAATGAACATGTAATTGAAGATTTTGCAAAGGTACTTTATACTCTATCAGTCGATATATTCTATTCTGAGAATGTAAAGATGATTGTAGAATATAATACTTATGGTACAGTGTTATTCCAATATCTAAGAAGTATCTTTCCACAGAGAAATGATTTTGATGATGAGATGATAGTTAAATTTAAACATCGACATGATGCAAGGACTATTAAACCAGGAATCAAACTAAAATCTGACAATAAAGCTATCTTTTGTCAGAATTTTGCCAAGTTGTATAAGATAAATAGATTAGATTTAACTGATGAAGTAACAGTAACAGAGGCGTCTCTATTTGGAACATTACCTAATGGAAGTTATGGTGCTCAAATGGGACATGATGATGTGATTATGACATGTATTACTGCTACCGAATTTTTTAACACAACAGACTATGCAGATTTTGTAGAAGAGCTTCTGGATTTTATAGATCCAGACCTTCATGATGAGATGGAAAAGATACTATTTAAAGATAATGACCAGGCTGGAGATTTACAATATGATATTTATGACCTATTGAAATAAATTTACGAAAGCATAGGGATATATAATAAAAGAATTAAAAAATAAAAACGAACAACTATGGCATTAAGTCCCAATTTATTACAGTTCAAAAGCTCAGGCGTATATCGTCTAGAGTTTGACAAGTCACAAACCGTAAACATCCCTGCGGAGACTATTAGACTAGTAGTAGGAAGATCTAAAAAAGGTCCTTACAATACTCCAGTATTAATAGAAGATGTAGAGCAATTTATTCAAGTATTCGGTGGAATTGACAAGTCGTTAGAAAAGAAAAATATGTTTTTCCACAGATCAGCATTAGAATGCTTATCTAGAGGTCCTATCCTAGCGTTAAACTTAACTACTTCAGATGATGACGATAAAGTATCAATCTTCTCACCAGTTACAAATGCTAGTCTTGAAGGTCTTGCATCAGTACCAAATCTTCTTGATTTAGGTGGAACTCAGTTAAAAGCTAAATACAGCGATGTATTTGATACAGACAAGTTCTGGGTACCAAGTGATGAAAAATTACTTACTACCGCTGCACAAGATTCAAACCACGCTATTTCATTTGTAAATATCAAACAAGATCCTATCTCAGTTATTATTAGACAAGCTGGAGATGTAAGAGGTTTTGAAGTTACAGCAAGAGAGTGGTATGGTGAAGCAAATATTCCAGAAGGAATTGCTGCAGATGAGTACGTATCAGATTACATGGTAGATGTATTTGTATTCAAAGGTAAATTTGATTCTCAATTATTAAACAACGATCCAACTTATGGGGATTTCTTTACTGGTAAAGGTTTAATTAAAGATCAATTAGCTAAATTCGTTGGATTAAGAGAAGTGACATTATTAGCACAATACTCTGGTTCATTAATTCCAGAATTTATGGATAACGAAGGAAGACAATTATACATTGAAACTTTAATCAACCTAGAAGCTAGAAGAACAGGTTTATTCTGTGCAATCGCAGAAGATAAATTAGCTGATATTGATTTAATCGGAAACGGATTTAACGTATACCAAGATTACGAAGTACTTTCACATAGAGTAGAACAAGTTGTAACACCATTAGCTGCAGATTTTACTGCATTTGGCGGTAAAGTACAAGTTGATGGTCAAACAATGACTATTCACGCTACAAATTTAGCAGTAGGTTCTACATTTGATGAAAATACATTAGCTAACTTACCAAACAAAATTGTTGCTGGTAAATTCTTAAAAGCACAACAAGCTGACGAATTTGTAAGAATTACAAACGTAGCAGTACACCCATCTCTTGCAGATGCAGTATTAATTACAGCAGACGGAGATATTTCTGAACAAATCGGAGTTTACGAAGAATATTCTGATTCTCTTATCGGTGCAGAATGGACTAATGATGTTAACTATAGAATTGATAGTAACGGAAACTTAGTATTTGAAACAGCTCCAACGGTTACAGAAGGTGATGCATTTTTATCTGCAAGTGCAAATGGTGCACTATCTTTCTTAGAATCAGAAAATACTGGTATTTATATCGGAATCGGTCAGATTAACAGTACTTACAACGATTCAGAAGCTGGTGGATTTGGCGCAGATTCTTACTTAGTACCACCAAATGGTGGAAACTTAGGATTCTCTGCATCGTTAGTAACTAACGGAGGAGTACTTCCTGCAGGTACAAAGTTCTTAGCTAAAAAATCAGCGGTGAGTGATTCATTCGCAATAAACAATATTGAATTAAACGCTAGAGCAGTTGCATTTGAAAGCGGATGGACGTTCGAAGATCAAGGTGCTGGACAATTCAAATTCTATAAAGATAACGTAGTAACAGATACATTTACAAAAGATGCTAACGGAGACGTAGTTATCAAAGTAGGTATGTATGTACCAGGTGATTCTGGTTTATCTAGAATTAAGAAGATTGTTAAATCAACTTCTGGTATAACTACTATTTATACATTTGAGTCACATAAGCCTGTATCTAACAATCCATTATATGCATTAAGAAGATTTGAAGATGCTGCAGGTGTTTACAAAATGTTCCCACTTGATGGAGCTTCACAATCAGACAAGAAAATTGGAGGTGATGAAGGTCTTTTATCAGCAATCAAGCCAGGTACTGGTTTAGGTAATGCATTAGTAGATAAAGACAATATCACATTCAGATATGTTGTTGATACATTCGGTTCATTAGAAAATAGTGGTATCTTAAATAAGGAAGAATTATCATTCTTATGTAAAGAAAGACAAAATGCTTCTGCAATTCTTAACGCACCAATGGTGAAAGAATTAAAAGCATCAACTAACCCATCATTCTTAAATGAATTTACTGGAGCTTTAGATATTAATAACGTAGCAACAGGTGGTAACTTAAACTTAAACCCAAGTGCTTTATATACTTTACCTTCAATTAACGAAGGAGCAACGTATGCATTCTACTACGGTCCAGGTTTAAATGTTATTGAAAACGGCAGAACTAAGGTGGTTCCACCAGCTGCTTATGTTTCTAATAACTATATCGATAAATTCTCTGATGCTCTGCCATGGTCAATCATCGCAGGACCAAGAAGAGGTGTTGTTGGTGGAACTGGAGTACAGTCATTAGAATTTGCGTTCGATAAGAACGATAGAGATGTACTTGAACCATTTGGTTACAACCCAATCGTATTCGAAAGAGGCGTAGGTTTAACAATCAAAGGAAACAAGACTGCACAACAAGGAATTCAGTCAGCTCTTTCTTCAGCTCACGTAAGAGAGGTATTAATTTACATTGAAGATGGACTAGCAGAAATCCTTAAGAACTACCTATTTGAGTTCAATACTGCTCAAACTAGATTAGAAATTAAAACTTTAGCAGATGGCTTCATGGAGTCAGTTAAGAAAGACGGTGGTGTATACGATTACAGAAACATCATGGACACGACTAACAACACTAACGAGGTTATCGATAACAACATGGGTATCTTAGATACGTTCGTTGAACCAGTTAAAGGATTAGAGATTCTAGTATCGAGAGTAACTGTACTTAATACAGGTGAAATTGCATCAGGAAACTTTGCGTAAAAAACGAGAATATATAAACTAAATAAAGAAAATAAACGATATGGCTTTACCACATTATTCAGAAGACCAAACTAGTAGAAAAGGTAAGAACTTTGAACCAGTACAGGCTAACCTATTCGAGGTAACTATTTTACCACCGGATGGCGTGTCAGGACAGGCATTATTCTTACAACACATTAATTCAATTGGTGGTTTGGAAACACTTCATAGAGAGGTAGCAGCTATCGAGCAAAAGTATAAGTTCTCAACAAGATCTTACGCTGGAATGCCTGATGGAACTGCTGTTGACGTAACTGTTAACTTCTCATTAAACTTAAACGACTCAAACGAGGCTTATATTTACAAGTCTATGAGAGAATGGTACAGAAAACAATACAACCCTGAGACTGGAGAATTAGGTCTTAAGAAGAACTATGTTGGTACAATTGTTATCGTACAGTTTAACAGAGAAGGAGATATTTATAGAAAAGTAACTCTTGACGATTGTTTCATTACTTCCGGCCTTGGATTTACAGGTGAATTAAACTATGAAACTGCAGATGCAGCTACATTAGAAGTTACCTGGAGAGCAGATGTTTGGAATGAAGAACTAAATTAATAATTTAATTTAATTAACAAAAAAGAAGGTGTTTATGCGCCTTCTTTTTTTAACCAAAGAAAATATAATATATTATTCTAATAATAACAGATTATGAGTGACAAACTAACAAAAAAACTTCAGGTACTTTTAACTGAAGCGGAAGTCCGCGAAGTCAACCGCGTCATTTTAAATGAGGCCCTTGAACAAGAGGAACGTCCAATATCTGTTAGCGCTTTTATTAGAAATTTGATACAAGATGAATTATCTAAAAGAAGCGTAGAACAGAAATCAATACTAAAACAAAATCTCAAAAACCTAAAAGACAAATAATATGAGTGACGAATTAAACAAAATGGATAAAGAGCGCGAAGAGGCAGCAGCCAGAGCTCTTGACGCAAAAGACGGTGTTAATGCTAACAACACATCTGATGGTACAGAAAAAGCTGATGCTATGACAGCAGCAGTAGATAAATCTGGCCTAGGTAGAGTTAATATGGACAAATTTGGTCCAGAAATAGCTAGACCAACGGATGAAGTATTAGGATGGCATGTTTTAGATTTAATGGACTTACCATCTCAAGGTAAATTTTACCCAGAGAATTGTGTAATCAAAATTAGATCTGCTAAAGCTGCTGAAATTAGACATTTCTCTACTATGGATGAAAATAACTACATCGATATGGAAGATAAATTAAACTCTATCGTAGAATCTTGCGCACAGGTGTTGTCAGGTAAGTCTACAATGTCTTACAAAGATATACTTGAAGAAGATAGAATTATTCTATTGCTTTCTATTAGAGATCTTACATTCCCAGAACCAGAGAATAAGTTAATACTTAAAGGTAAAACTGAGAAGACTAAGAAGTCTGTAGATATTGAATTATCAGTAAGAAATTTAGTAGCTTCAGTTATTGACGAAGAAATCGAAAGATACTACTCTGCAAAAGAGAGAACTTACGTAATTAAAACTAGATCTGCTGGAACTATAAGAATGAAACCACCAACAATTGGTGTTATGCAAGAAGTAACTGCATATCTTAAAGATAGACAGGAAAAAGATCAAGATTTTGATAGAGCTTTCCTTCAAGTATTGCCTTATATGCAAGCTGACTGGAGAGGTCTTAACCTAAATAAGATTTTCCAAATGGAAATGGAATATAAAGGTTGGGATGAGAAAAAGTTTATGCTAGTTTATAGATTAGCTGAAAGAATGAAAATCGGTGTACAAACCGAATTAGAAACTACCTTCGATGGAGAGACGGCAAAAGCCCCTCTTGACTTCCCAGGTGGCATCAAAAGTCTTTTCATTATTTCAGATCTCGCTGGAGAATTACTTTAAGACTAAGTTCTACCTGGGCATACATCTTAGGATGCAACCGTCAGAGATCGAAAACATGTACTACTATGAGTATTACTATTACGTAAAGAATCTGTCGGAGTACATCAAAGCTAAGAATAAACAACAAACGGAGCAACAAGAACAACAGGACAAATCAATGGGATCGTATAGATCTCAAATGAGTAGCCCTAAGATGCCAAAAGCTCCATCTCTAAAAACTCCATCTATTAAGATGCCGAGATTGTAGAGATATATAATATAGTTGCAAGAGCACCACGTAAGTGGTGTTCTTGTATACTACAAAAAATTCTACTGAGGTAATAATTTAATGGCTAAAACATTCATGCAAAGTTTGGGTAGTGCCTTCGATAAATTAGGTGGTCAAGGTGCTCAGCTAAAACTAATTGAGGAACACACTAGAGAGACTAAAGAATCTGTCGCTATTGGAGGCGATCTATATTCTCGTATAGATGAGTTAACCACTGCAATTACCGATATTCAATCAGGTAAATCTCGTGGAGGTTTTACAGATATACAACAGGCTTTAGCGCTTGCTATTGTGGCTCCTACTCTTAAACCCATTGGTATGGGATTAGGATATGTAGTAGATGCTATTAATAACCTTGAAGGTTCAGGTAAAGAAATTAACGAGAAAACAGAAGCCTTACTAGGAGGTCTAACTAAGTTAGGCGAAGTAGGTTCTTCTATTCTTTCATTTGCTGGATATATGCTTCTAGCAACTCCAATATTATTACTATTAGCTGGATTCAGTCCAATTATAGGACTTGGATTATTCTTATTGGTCGGTGCTATAATGTTAGCCACAAGGCCACTCGGAGATAAAAAGAAACTTAAGAATATAGAAAGGCTACAAGGTGTGGGTCTGGCTATTTTAGCACTAGGCGCCTCGTTAGCACTATTCTACTTAATATGGCCATACGCCTTAAAAGGTTTACTAGCAGCATCTATAATGCTTCTAGGAATTTCTATGGTCATAAAAATGATTCCAGACAAAGCACTAGAGAACTTGAAAAAGATGAGTGATACTCTCTTACAGTTTGCACTAGGTCTTGGATTAATGGGATTAGCATTTGCACTTATAGGAGTAATGATAGTTCCAATCATGAAAGGAGCTTTAGTGGCATTCGGTATGATTGCTGTAATTGGTTTGGCCTTCAAACTAATGGATGAGTTAGGAGTAACGGATAGTATAGAAAAGGGTGGTAAAGGTTTACTCTTTGCTGCTGGAGCTATTTTAGGTTTAGCAATTGCATTGGCTCTATTCGATATAATCTCCCCACCATTAGAGACATTACTTTCGATTGCTCTAGTAGTAGGTGCAGTAGGATTTACCTTTGGAATAATAGGTAGAATGTTTGCAAAAGATATTCAAAAAGGTGCAATAGCCCTAGGATTTGCTGGACTAGCAATTATAGTTCTAGCATTATCACTTAAAGTATTGGCAATGGTGACTGGTAGTATTAGCGGCGAAGAAGCAGTTAAATCACTCGCAGGTCTAATCCTAATCGGTCTAATTGGCGCAGCATTCTATTTAGCAGGTACTCAAGCAGTTCCTATCGCTTTAGGTGCTGGAGCTATGATTTTAGTTGGTGTCGCAGTTATGATATTATCTGCTGGTATTGCAGTCTTAGGCGCAGCTATTGGCGATAAAGGTATGAAATTTGTTGGCACAGCGTTGGCAATTATTGGTGGTCTAGGTGTAGCCTTTGGTGTGGCTGGTTTAGCAGCTGGATTTATTGCATTAGGTGCTGGTGCATTAATTCTTGCAGGTGGTGCATTAATTACAATTGGTCTAGGACTACAGGCAATTGATAAAGTTACCTTTGATGGAAGTGGCGCATTAGGTGATTCTGGCCAGAAGACTGCTCCAATAAAAGTATTAGGTGTTACTCTCACCGAGGGTGGTAGACCAAAAACAAATCTTGAAGTAGCTCTAGAGGCTGTAGCTAATTCATTCGCACTAAATCCTTTTAAAATAGCGGCAATGTATTTAGGTGCACCAGCATTGATGATGGCAGGTTCGGCACTAATTACTATTTCAACAGGTCTTAGATCTTTCCAAAGAATTATGGATAGTGGAGTAGACCTTAAGGGGCTTGGAACAAATGTACAAGACATTGTAGCGGGATTATCTGAAACTTTTGCTAAAGTTGGTAAAGACATGGGAGGATCTTTATGGTTCCTTAGCGATGTATATAAAGGTATTAAGGCTACTCGAGGTATGGGTACATCACTAACAGGTATTGCTAAGGGCGTCCAGTCAATGGCTAACCTTAAATTCCCAACAGGATTTGATAAAGATGGTAATGCAACTGGATATGAGACTATAGATTTAACAAGCGCAGTACCAAACTTAATAGCAAATACACAAGAATTAGTAAGAGGTTTAAGTGCAGTATTTGAAGAAGTAGGAAGTAACAAGGCTGCTCAGGGTAGCTCATGGTTTAGTTCATCAAAGTATGAGAAGGGTATTAAAGTTGTTCAGAAAATGGGCACACCATTATACAACTTAGCAAATGGAGTACAGAATATGGCGAACTTAAAGTTCCCTACTGGTTATGATAAAGATGGTAATGCAAAAGGCTATAAAGGTATTGGAAGTGGTGGTCTTGCGCCCTTAATAGCTAAAATAGGCGAGAATACTAAAGCACTAGTGATAGGATTAGCTGGAGTATTTGAAGAGGTTGGTAAATCAGACTCTGCAAAGACTTCATGGTTTAGTAAGAATGATTTTGAAAGAGGTGCATCATTAATTATGGAGCTTGCTGAACCATATAAAAGTTTAGCAGGTACTGTAGATGATGTAGTTAAAATTACCGGTAAAATTAAAGACGCTAATGATGTTAAAAGTAAAGTTACATCAATAATAGAATCTGTTACTGATGCAGGTGGAGATGCTGCTGATTTAATTTATGCTAAAAGTCACTTGATCGGTGTAATAGGTAGGACTTATGAAAAATTAGGCTCAGCTATTCCAAGAATTGTAGATTCAATTGCTAAGTTTACTGTAGATAAAGCAAAAGCATTTGCATCTATCTTCGGTGGAGAATCTCCAGCAGAATTATTTGAATCTAAAACTAAGTTCTTACAAGGATTAACTCTATCATATTTAAGAATGGCATTGGCTATTCCAATGATTGTAGGGTCTATTAATACAGCATCAGCAGAACAATTAGATTCATTTACTGCAATCTATGGTGGTAAAATGCCAATTGAAGCAGAGGCTATTAAAAGTAGAGAGAACTTATTTACAGCAGTAGGTAATGCATACGAAAAAATGGGTAGTGGTACTCAGCAAATTATATCTTCGGTTAATGGTGCTAACTTAGAGAATCTAATTTGTTTTAAAGGTATGTTTATGGGTAAAGTAAGTCTACTGAGACCGATTGCAGGTTATGAGGCACAAACAGATCTTTGGAATGCTATCGGAACAAATATGACTGCAACTGCAACTGCATTCCCACAAATTGCTGGAGCAGTTAACTCGATGGAACTAGAAAAACTTACTGAGGCTCGTTCAATGTTTGAGGCATTAGCAGTATTAGCTGAAGGAGGAGAAAGTCCAGAAGATATTTTAGAAGCAATGGGTGAATCTTTAGAAACTGCCCTTCAAAACTTAACAGATATGTTAGAATCATTTAGAACAACGGTTTCAGAAGGTAACGAAGCTCAACAAGGTCTATTAGGACAAATCGCTGCAGTACCTGGACAGATTGTCGGTGGATTAGTTGATGGTGTTACTGGTAGAGGAAGAGGTGGTGATTCTGATGATGTTGTTAGAGCAGTTAAACAGTTACAAAGCGCACTTACTTCTCAAGGTATTAGGATTAAGTCTGGCGGAGATATGTTTGGCTAATATATAATATATGGTTTATATTTGTGCACAGCCTGCAACTTTTTATTACGCATGGCAAATAGACGCTATGCTATTATCTTTTTTTAAATGTGGAATTAATCTTAGTTCTGTTCAAATAATATCCAGTACATTTGGTAACCCAATAGATCCTTATTTTAAAAAGGTAGAAGATAAATGGTCTAAACTAGGCGTTTTATTTTACTACTATAAAGGTAGAAGACCTACTAGTGATTATATTTCATCAATCAGACCTTATATTTTAAAAGAACATTGGAATCAATTTCCAAATTTAGAAAATGAGGTAATATTCTATCACGACTGTGATATAGCATTTTCAAAACAGATTCCAAATATATTCAATATGATAAATGATAATATTGTTTACTTGTCAGATACAGTATCTTATATTGGAGCAGATTATATTGAGGGAAAGGGATATGGTATTTTTGAAAAAATGTGTGACATTGTTGAAATTGATAAAGAACTCGTAAGATCTAATCAAGCTAACTCCGGAGGTGCTCAATATATTTTAAAACCAGGTATTACTTCTGAATTTTGGGATTCTATATATAAAGACTCAGAAAGATTATTCAAAGAAATTAATTTAGAAAATAGTAAAATTAAAGTAAAGAATCCAGAATACCATGAATTACAAATCTGGTGTGCTGATATGTGGGCATTACTCTGGAACTTATGGAAACAAGGTTTTACTACTAAAGTAGTTCCAGAATTAAATTTTACATGGGCTACTACGAAAATGGATAGGTGGGAAAAGAATGCAATCTATCATAATGCCGGAGCTACAAAAGAAAAAGCAGGAGAACCTTTCTATAAAGGTAAATATATGAAAACCTCTCCAATTGAAGCTCCAAGACCAAATGATATGTGGGCTTCACAGAAATATTATGACCTAATAGTAGAAGCATGGAATGCCACAGCACACGGCGAAAAGAAACAAATTATACGTAAACGTGTATAACTCACAAATTATATTTTATGATAACCAGCACAACATCACATTACGACAGTTCTACTTTGACATCGGCAGAGTATAATTACAAAACTAAATCACTAATTGTAAATTTTAATCATGCCAGTTATTTATACGAGGGCGTTGAGCATGCTGACTTTGAGGCTTTTAATCAAGCTGATTCTCAAGGTAAAGCGTTAAATCAATTTATTAAAGGTAAATACGAGTATGATAAATTAGTTGATGAGAATATAGATATTAAGACCGAGCTTAGTGGATTAGTTAAAAATATCACAGCTCCTGGTAGCCTATTAGATGAACTACCTCCTGCTGACTATCAATTAGATAATTAATATGATAAGAAGAATTTTAAAAAGAATTAACAAATGGCATGCCTATATGGTATGGATAGAAGAGCAAAGAATGAAAGCTGCTGAATATTCATGTAGTGCAGGACCTCTAATGTAATTATGACAGATTATCAGCAATCAATAGAGAATTCTTTTCAGATCCTAACAGGTCAAGCAACAATAGAAACTATTTGTATTGCATTAACTCTACATTTTGGAGGCGATAATGTACCAGATGGATTACCTATCTTTTTTATAGAACCTGGTACAACTCCAGATTCAGATCAAATTGATAGTATGATTGAACATTTTGAATTCTATGAAGAATATGAAAAATGTATATGGTTATCTGACTATAAAAAGAAACTTTAGTTAGAATTAGAGTATAAATTACAAACACACTTAAAAATGACAAGGGCAAGTATCGTACAAAGGTTATTAGATAAAAAGCAAATTACTGCTGAAGAAGCTGTAGTTCTACTAAAAGAAGAAACTACAACACCTGTTACTTATCCAATATACACACCTAACCCTTATTTTCCAGAAGGGCCAAATCCAACCAGCCCACCACCAGTTTGGTGTCAAACTACAACTCAAGACTAAATTTCAAATCAATTTTCTAATGAAAAAGTCGAGCAAGCCAATGAGGGCCCAAGACGACGACGCCGACCGTCGCAAGAAGCTGCAGTTTAAAAAGAAAAAGCAGCGTCAACGTGAACAAAATTTTAACTACAAAAATGTTAGGTCCATTACAGATCTAGATGACTATGAAGACGAATATAATTTCTGAGAAACCACTAATCGTAAACTACTCAAATATGGATGAAGATTCATTTATGCATTTCCACGTAAATGACATTCTAAGGGACTCTAATGATGTCACTAAAGGAGTTTACGGATTATGCAGGGCAGGCGCGTTTGGCCGCCTGGTACACATCCTAACAAGAGCTGGAGCCCCAGAACCTACAATTGTCAATGTTATCAACGATCCAGAAGCAGAATTGACCTATGAGCTCGAATAAAGAACATCCAGTATTCATTTTTTGGGAAGATAGTTGGAATATAGAAAAGGTTGAAACACCGGATAAAGACTCTATATAATAACTAAATCACATTATTATGCCAGAGTTAGCGGAACTCAAATTCACATCAGACTACGTCAATCAAGTATCGGAAGGTATGATTTATGTTGGAGTTAAAAAGAATCCAATTCATAAATGCGAAGATATTAGCCACGAATACTTTGATAATCAAGAATTTACTATTACCTCAGAATCTAGAGGTAAAGAAATGATTTTAACCATGTCACGCGATGGTGTTAGTCTACCTATTCAATTTACAATGGGTATGACAGGTCATTTTAAAGTTGCAAACACTGGCCAAGAGCCAAAACATACGCATGTATTCTTTTATAGATCAGATGGTACTACACTTTGTTTTGTAGATGTTAGACGTTTTGGTAAATGGAAAGTAGCAGTAGACTGGAATGCTAAGAGAGGACCAGATCCAACGACAGAGTATAAAGCATTCTGGGATAATGTTATGACTAACTTAACTAAACTTAAGAAGCCACTTTATGAAATGTTAATGGATCAAAAATATTTCAATGGTATTGGTAATTACTTAAGAGCTGAAATTATTTATAGAGCTGAAGATGTAGATCCATTCTTACCAGCAGGTATGCAATTCGCAAGAAACCCAAAACTATTAGACTTATGTAGAGATATTCCACTTCTAGCCTATGCAAAAGGTGGTGGTGCAATCAAAGATTGGGATAACCCATTTGGTGATAATGCAATTACTGAGAAGTTTATGCTTTGTTATGGTAATAAGACTATGTCAAAGAGAAAGGATAGAAATGGTAGAACATTTTGGTACGACCCAAAATGGGATGATGTGCCAACAAGTAGAGAAGACCTAGTAGAATATTTATATGAGCGCAGCGGATTGGCTAGATAGAAATGAATGGCCAGATCTGGCTGTTGATAGTGATGCATTTTCACATTACACTCAAATGAGTAAAATCATGGAACAATATGCTAGAGAGTATCACGCTAAGCAATTAGAAAAAGCTAGAAAAAAAGAAGAAACAAAATTTAAGAAATTCCTGTAATGGCTAAAAAAGAAAGAATGCAGAACTTGATTGTCGTCGGCCATCCCGATGAAAAGTCGTTCTGTTACAATGGTATTTTTAAAACGATTAAGAAAACTTTATTAGAAGAGAAAGGTTATCTAAATGAAATTGAAGTTATCGATCTATATAGAGATAGTTTTCAAAGACCTAGAACAGATCTAATTGACAAGTATAAAGAACTAGTTAAATGGGCAGATAGAATCTACTTCGTCTCACCAGTATGGTGGTTTAGATTAACACCAAGAATGGAGATATTCTTTGATGAAGTACTCACTCCAGGTTATGCATATCAATTTGTACCAGTTATAGGTCCGTATGCATATCCAAGGCCATTCCTAAGCGACAAAAAGGTAAGAACTTATATAACACATGGTGCTCCTGCCCTACCTGTTAGAACGCTTTATTTGAACTCTCCTAAACTAAGATTAGTAATGGGAGTATTTACATTTGTCTTTGGGTGGCGATTATCACTATGGTTTAAAACCAAACAATTCTGGTCAGTACCATTTGTTTCTACAGCAAAGAGAAAGAAGTATTTAGAAACAGTTCGCAAAGACGTGGTAAAAGACTTGAAGAAGCATCAAATTAAACAAAAATGACAGATTTTATTTATCACATAATGGGTTTCTGTGGAGAGCATTGGCACCCTAACGTAATCAATATAACAGCTATGGTACTTATAGCTACACTAATTTCAAAATCAATAAAAAACAAATATGAAAAAGCTTAAAAACATTTTATTCGAATGGTATGCAGTTATCTTTGCATTCGGTTGTTTGCTTTACTCAGTAGGATTGGGTTTAACAGGTAGCTTTGCAGAAGCACAATATTCTGCACATTGGCCAGGTACTATTCTTCTATTTGCAATCGCTGCAAATCAAATTCAAAACAATTCTAAAAATAGAAAGTTATGAATCCGGTAATGTTCCTTGTAGGTGGTATTATTTTTGCAGCTTACTTGTATTTCTTAATTTGGAATATATTCCATAATGCTAAAAGAAATAAAGAAGAGAATTATCCAGACTACTATTCAAGACATGGTGGACCAGATAGAATGGACTATGATGGTGCTGGTAATTTTACTAGGTTTCCAAATGCCGAAATGCCAACGCCAAAAAGATCAAAAAAGAGGTCTACTAAAAGTAAAACAAAATCTAAAACAACTGTATAATAAGTATGAAATTAATCCTAGTAGGTAAAGCAGCAGCAGGTAAAGATTTTTTAAAGAATAGACTTGTTGCTAAGAATTTTAAACCAGGTATTAGTTGTACGACAAGATTGCCAAGGCATAATGAGAAAGATGGTGTTGATTATCATTTCATGACAGAAGAACAATTTAAAGCTACAATTGATTCTGGTGAGATGTTAGAACACATGATATTCAACAACTGGTATTATGGACTTACTAAAGAAGAATTTGAACAGGCAGATGTAATGATAATGTCAAAAGATGGATTAGATGTATTACCTAAAAGTTATAGAGATAGATGTATGGTAATTTATTTAGATCCACCTAGACTTACTAGAGTTGAAAGATTAGAATATAGAAATGACCCTAACGATTCTATTGTCAGAAGAATGAATACTGACGATGAACAATTTAAAAACTTCAGAGACTATGACTTACGAGTCAGAAATGATGACTTTTAAAATTAAGATAAATAATTAAACTAAAATAACAAAAAATGAGCAAATCATTAGAAAATCAAAGAGAAGCATTAACTAAAAAAGTTGATGAGCTACAAATCAGAGCGTCAGAGGAAACTTTTGCAATTACGCTTGATGATAGAAAACAAGTAAAACTTGTGATGGACCATCTAAATAAAGGTTACACTTGGAAAACATCTAACGCTGCAGTTTTAGTTTCTCTTTACGATCAGCTTAAGAAGCAAAATAAAGAACTATTAAACTCAGACGTAGAGGAAACAGTTATCAACTTGAGAGGACATGAGTTGAATGCACTATATCAAGCTCTTCTAAATGTAGAAGGTACTGGTATTGAAAGTGCAAGAAAATTCATCATCATGTTAACCAATATTGGAGAAACTGTTTCTAATGCAATGACACTTTTAGCAGAATTAAATTCAGAGATTTCAAATACTCATAAGGAGTTAGCAGAAGTTGAAGAGAAATTAAATAACGCTGAAGTGGTAGAGCCTGAGCTAGAAACAGCAACAGATGAAACAAGCAAGTAAATCTCAGAAGAGAGTAGAATTTTTAGATCTTATTTCTGAAGCTATCACACATGAGGATATATTCGGAACACTGAACTATAAGAAAAAGTCAGAAGATCAGATCAAGCAATTTATTTACCCACACCTGGTAAGAGACTTAACCAATTATGTAGTCGCAGAAGGTGAGGACGATAAAGAAAAAGCTAAGGAGGTTGTAAAATCTTCTATTAAATGGGAAGGTGATGTTAACACAACAGTTAATCATATACTTTTCATGGGTACTAGAAATAGACCCGACATGGTAGTCGAAATGAACGGTATTAAGATTGCTATTGAATTCAAGAAAGGAAAAAGAGGCTCAGATCTTAGAGCTGGTATCGGTCAATCATTGATTTATGCTACACACTATGATTTTGTACTCTATCTTTTCGTGGATATTTCAGACGACAAAAGAATCCAGAATGCTCAAGGCGGAGTTAATGAACTGGCTCTAACTGGAGAACTATGGGACAATTACAACATTAAATTTATAGTAGCTTAAATGGGTAAGACATTCGTAACATCAAATCTACAACTAGGAAGACCTGGTGCGATTAAGAAATATAATAGAGACTTTAAAAGCGTCGATGAGATGGATGAAGCTCTAATTAGAACTTGGAATTCTGTAGTTACTCAAAATGATACAGTTTATCATTTAGGTAATTTTGCATGGGACCCAAGAACCGCACAGTCTGCAATGTTGGCTCTAAATGGTAAAATTAAGTTTAGCTTAGGAGAACATGATGAAGCAGTAGAGTTATTAGAGAAGAAGGGAATGTTAAGACCTGGATGTGAGATTGTAAAATGTATTGAACAAGACAGAGATAATGAAGCAGTCCTATCTTATTGGCCACTGAGTTACTGGCCAAATAAACCTAAGAAGTGGTATTCTATTATTGGATTTCCACAGAAGACTTTTAAGTCAGATCCTAAGAAGAAAGTAATTAATGCTTCTACTGACTTCTGGTCCCATAAGCCACAAGAATTACAAAAACTTATGGGTATTTTTAACGATTTTTAAAATTGTTAATAACTTTTACAAGAAAACTGCCATAGAATTTTTTTATGTCAGTTTTTTTTCGTATATTTGTACTATATTAATGTAAATCTTAATGAAAGCATGTAATTATATTAATGAGAGACAAAATAATTGCCAAAACATTTTTTTATGTCAGTTATTTTTCGTATATTAGTACAGTAATTAAAAAGTTTAACCTAAAAAAAAGCATATATGCCACAAAAGAAACAATTGTCCTACCGAATCCTAACAGAAAACTACATCGCATCTAAATCAGAAAGAGACTACAAAGAACTCTATAACAGAGTGAGACCAGGTCTTAGAACTTATATTTACAATGTAGTTAAGGATAACGAGGCAACAGATGATATTCTAACAAATACATTAACTAAACTTTGGACTAAAGTAGATCAGTACGATCCAAAGTATCAAATTACAACTTGGCTTTACAGAATTGCATTTAATGAATGTCTAGGCTGGATCCGCCAAAGAAACAAGAAAAGATCCATCGATGCAATGAAGGACTATGGTATCAATACAGAAAGATACCTAGCTAAAACTTCTGCCAGAGACTTACTCGTCGAGATGGAATACAAATCAGAACAGGACTGGATTGATGAAGACAATCATATCATGAATCAGTATGAAACTGTTCTAAAGAACATTGATGGTTTAAAACCAATGTACAAAGGCATTCTAGAAGACAGACTGTTGAATAACATGAAGTACGAAGATATTGCCGATAAATACAAACTACCACTGCAGACTATTAAGAATAGAATTCGTAGAGGTAAAGCAATTATTGCCTCGGGTACTCCAAGGTAATTTGTTTGCTCCGGTCGTCTAATGGTTAGGACGCCAGGTTTTCATCCTGGTAATCGGGGTTCGATCCCCCGTCGGAGTACTAATTAATTGTCCCTTGGTGTAACTGGCAACACGTCTGGTTTTGGTCCAGAAGAGTGGAGGTTCGATCCCTCCAGGGACAACTTTTTTTGACAAGAAAAGAAACTTCTCACATTCATCACAGTATAAACACTGTAACATTCCTTAAATTAAAATCAAAATGCGACAGGCACTTACTTACGATGACATTCAGCTCATCCCTAACTTTTCCGACGTTCAATCACGTCAAGACATTAAACTTCACACTAACGTCAGCAAAAACTGGTCAATTGATATTCCAATTGTAGGTAGTTGTATGGACACAGTAACTGAGTTTGAAATGGCTTCTACTCTAATGGAAATGGGTGGAGTTGGTTGTCTACATAGATTTATGTCAATTGAAGAACAAGTAAAACAGGTTAAAAAGCTAGTAGCATTTAGAGATTCAGATGTGTCAATGGCACATCTACCAATTATGGCAGCAGTTGGTGTGGTTGGAGACTATCTTGACCGAGCTGCAGAACTAGAAGCAGCAGGATGTAATATTATTCTAGTTGATGTTGCACATGGACATCACGCAAACATGGAAGTCGCTCTTACCGAGTTGAAAGCAAATTTGTCAGAGTTGACAGATGTTATTGCTGGAAATATTGCAACGGCAGAAGCAGCAGAAGATCTGATTGCTTGGGGAGCGGATGGTCTACGAGTTGGTATTGGGGGAGGTTCTCTCTGTACCACTCGTGTTAAGACTGGTTTCGGTGTACCTAATGTTACTTCTATCCTAGATGTTTTTGAAGTAGCAGACTCACAGGGCATTCCTATCATGGCAGATGGTGGTATTAAATCCTCAGGTGATATTGCTAAGGCATTGGCTGTGGGAGCCGACTGTGTAATGGTTGGTTCACTACTTGCTGGTACAAAAGAGTCGCCAGGTGCGATCCTAGAAACTCCAGCGGGTCTATTCAAACGCTATCGTGGTTCTGCATCACTAGAAACTAAAGTCACACATGGTCAGAAGTCTAGAAATGTGGAAGGTGAGTCTACCACAATTCCATTTAAAGGTGGTGTCAAATTTATTATCAATGGTCTAACCGATGGAATTCGCTCAGCATTCTCTTATGCAGGAGCAGATAATATCATGGACTACTGGGTTAACGCTACCTACAATGTGGTGACAAATGCCGGCTTGGCAGAAGCTAAACCTCACTTAATTTCATAATTTTAACAAAATAGTTGCCTCTAGATTTTTTTATGTCAGATTAATTTCGTATATTAGTACTGTAATTAAACAACAACACAAATGGACAACATAGTTTATATCGAAGGCGTGGGTTACTGCAAAGAAGTTACCGTTAATCGCTACAATGAATCTGGAGTGAATGAACCTTACAACATTTACGAACCTGTAGAAAAATAATTATGGAATACATTATTCTCTTCGGCATCATTTTCTTCATGGCATACATTGCCACAAAGATGGAAAATAGTTCAAAATAATTGCCTCTAGATTTTTTATTGTCAACTTTTCGTCGTATATTAGTACTGTAATTAAACACCAACACAAAATGATTAATATCAACAACTACGAGAACGAATTGCTTCTCACTGCTGGCTACTCTGAAAAAGAAATCGCCAACATGACTCCAAGTCAAAAACGCAACTACGCCTTGGAAATCGAAATGGAGCTGGAAGCAATTGAGGCTTCACTCTGAAACTAATCCCAGGGGATAATATATAACTGTCCCCAGCGGTTCTTTGACATCTAGGTTTAGTACCAAATGCCCGAGTGGTGGAATTGGTAGACACGAGGGACTTAAAATCCCTTGGACAGTAATGTCCGTGACGGTTCGAGCCCGTCCTCGGGTACTAAACAATATGGACCAGTAGCTCAGCT